TAATGCACCTGCGCCTCCATCTGCAATTTCTTCTGCTGCACTGGCAAGAGTTGCTCCAGCTGCATCTGTAGACATGTAGTAATCAAATGCTACTGTCTTAGCTACTGCAGCTCCAGCTGAGTCCAGAAACTGAACCGCAAACTCTTTAGCTTGACCAGCTGTTCCAGTAGGATCATTTGTGATTGTACACGAAACAACATCACCTACAAGTGCACTAGCATCTAAGGCATTTAACTCAGCCACAGACACAGAGGTTGCTGATAATTCAGCTAACTTCTGTGCTTTAGCATCGTTAATCTCACTATTGGGATTATTTGCTACCCAGTATTTTCCAGCCATCAGTTACTCCTTAAACTGATTTGCTAGGAACAAACTGAACAGTCATTTCTCCAATGCCAGCACCAGCTTGACTTCCAAATGTGAAGACAAAGGTATCACCCTTTATACATTCAGCATTATCATTGTCACTTAAGCCTTTAGCGACTATAGCACCTTTATTAATGGCTGTTACAGGTATTCCTGCACCATCAGCTGCATAAGTTGCAACCGAATTTCCATCATTATCAGTTATGGTGCATTGTGCGGTAGCAGTAGTAGAAGCAGTAGTAGCGTTCCACGTAGCTCCTTCCAAATACCCGTTTATAGGAGCTGTAACATATACAGCTACTCCACTTGCTATAGTAGAAACTGGTGTTGTAACAAATGCTCCTATTGCTGCATCAGCTTTATTTTGTCCATAAATTGGATTTGCCATTTTTATTCCTCCTTATGATTAAGCGTCAGTCCAGATGGCGTGTGCCTCAGGCATACCCCATTCCATACCAGCTTCGGTTAAGATTTGATCTACTCTACGGTCAACACCAGTATTCTCAAGAGTCTGTACACCAACATAAATTGATGTATCACGATTCAAGCCATTACCAACCAATGGTCGATATTTGCAATGAGCCATATTAATTCCGAGAATTCTAACATTAGTTCCGTCAAGGTGAATGTTTCTAACCAGATTCATATCACCATATACTGTTGATATAGTGGTAGTATCTAGTCCAAGCACCTTCTTTCGTCCAGTTACTGCTAAGTCAGCTCTATAGTTGGAAGATATCTCAATATTATTTGAGAAGAATCCACCAAGCTTATGTAGCCAATTGAATGTATCTGTTGAACAGAAGAACACTGTTGCTTTAGCATTATTGTAACGGGGATCTAGTAAAGCACTTAAGTCATCTAGAAACTTATCAGAAGTTGCTGTAGATGTATCGAGAGTAAATGCGTTACCATAATTGACAATCCAATCAACAGCGCCTTGAGTGGTACGGTAAGTTGTATTTTGAGAACCAAACAATAAAGATTGTTCTATATCCCATTTATGTTCAATGAGCTTTTCTTTCCATATTCTTGCCCATTCATTACCTGCATACTTAAGAACTGTTGCTCTATCGGTATTGTCCATTGCCATAGACGTTTTCCATATCTGGGTTTGTCCATAGCTAGTTGACCAGGGTTGGTCCTTCCATGTTTCAGGGAAACCAGTTCCTTGTCCAAATACAGTACCCATCACATAACACTTGTAAGGTGCTAATGATTCTTCGGATGCTGTTGTTTGTCCAGAACCCCCAACTGCTACGCTCGCAGGGTCATGCATAAAATAGTAAGTAGAGGCTGTTACGCCCTTTACCACTTCAGCAGTTACATCTACATATTCATCATTATCAACCGCAGTATTTACCTTCACTACTAAATAATCAGTATATGACGATGCATTTGAACTATTATCTGCTACCGCAAGAGGTATTCTTAATAACTGGTCTGGCATTAAGAATACTGGTTTTGTTCCTGTACCACCTATATAATAATCAACTGATTTTCCATAGATGTTTGTTTTGTTACCACTCGAAGCATAGTCAGTACCCATTTTTAAATAAATAGTGCTACCATCTGTTGAAGGTGCAATCACTGTACCTTGAGCAGTTCCTATAGCAGCACCACCTGTATTTACATATGCATACCTTTTATGCCAAGATCCACGCCTTTCCGTGAATTTAAACAGAGGATCGTCTGTAGGTTTCTTTGCCACCTTTGACAAGAACCTAAAGAAAGGATCCTGCGACAGTGAGAGCTCTGATACTCTGTTCCCAAAGTTGTACTTTCTCCTTAGAGAACCAGTATCAACAGGGGAACCACCAGTATAACCTGATGGAGCACCAGGAGCATTTACATCACTGTAAGAATTTCCTAAACTGAGTATATCAGCCATATCGGACTCCTTTTAATTACGTTGGGTAGATATGGCTTTAAAAATTTACCTACCCGAACATGTTGTCTAAACCGCCGTCTAAGCCCAATATCCCGTCAAAAAGCCTGCTGTCGGGATCTTTTTCCTGAGCTTGACTGTTGGCTCCACTAGCGGATGTCGGTATGTTTCTTACGTTCTTCATTTGATTTAGCATATCCTGCTTGGTGTTCTGAACCACATTGGCATTTGCCTTATCTTTATTTAAAAGAAATTCAATGTCATCAAGGGTAAGAGTATGTCCTTTAGCTTGAGTCTTAAATGCCTCAAACTGTTCTTCATTCATTCCCTTTCTTTCCCTGAACTCCTTTTCCATATTGATCTTTTGTGCTTCATTTCTCATCTTCATAGCTCTTTGTTTTTCACCCTGGAGTATTTGTCCTACTCTAGCCTGAACAACTCTGTCTACTTGAGCATTCATAACCTTTGCTGAATCAGATTTTGGATCTGTCATTGCTTCTTGCGAATCAAAGATAAAATCCTCATTCAATCCTAGCTGGTCCTGAACAGTCTTAGATGCTTGACCACCACCAACCAAATATTCACGTACATGCTGAACAAGTCCGCTGTCATTTTTCATAGCTTCGAGTACGGGTACGAAAGGTTCTACATCTTTATACTTTTCGTAGTTTTTAACCGACTCTCTACTACTGTCTTTATAGCGTTTTTTATACGGGTTGCTATCGTCCTCCCAGTTCACATTATTGGAGCCAACTGCTTGGGTTACCTGTTCGGGACCAATTTCTTGTTGGGTTGCCTCAGTGCTGCCCTCGGTAATCATACCGTTGACATCATTTTCCAAAGCTTCAAAGAAGCTATCAGAGGAGTCTTCAGTTATAGTTTCTTCTACAACTTCCAAGTTGCCTTCTGTATTTTCCATTTTATTCTCCTTTGGATTAATTAAATCTTATTGCGGTTTGCTATTTCGCTGCAAATCTTTTCGTGCTGACTGTATTTCTAATGCCATTTCTTTCTTTCTAGTATCAACTTCATTAGACATTACATTCTGTAAAAGCTTTTGTTTCGCCTCAGTTCCACGATAGGAATCTTTCACATCTCCCTTTGCTTTTTCTTTCTCCTTGTTTATCTCTACGTCAGCCTGCATTACTTTATTCTTTATACCAGCTTGTACTAATTGTCGTTCAAGTGTTTCAATTGTTCCATCTCTATCTTTAACAGCTTCTTGCATCTGTCCTAATTGAGATTGAAGTTGTGCGTATAAGCTCTTTCTTTGTGCAATCTTTTCTTTCTGCTTAATATCTGTTTCTGCAAGAACTGCAAGATCATCTACTACACCGAGCTGCATGAGCTCCTTCAGTTCTGCTAAATATGCCCATCTATTCACAGGTAATGTAGAACCTGCAACTACCTTTACATCAAATTTAGCTGAAGAATAATCCATAGATTTTCCTATAGCTTCTCCCATATCATTATATATAGGAATATTAATTTCTGTCTCCCTTTCTTCTTGTATAGCAGAAGGTTGAATAATTCTAAATCTTTTGTTTGCAGAATATACAGCTTGGGATATCATGCATATTACATGACCTAGTTGCCTTAAAGCAGGTTCTATACAATTCTTCATCCATTGCTTTATCCTCCTGGTACCATACTCATCTAAAGCTAGCATACCTCTAAAAGTTTCATGTTGTTGCTGAGTATCTCCCTGCATAGAAGAATAAATACCTGCTAAATATTCCATATCAGCTTTCCCTTGCTGAATTACGGAGAAAAATGCATTACTTAATGGTGCTGGCATAATAGGAGTAGGGGCCTCAGATCCAGGTCGGACAGGTAGTAAGGCCCCTGGTGAAGATGAATATTTTTCCCACATCTCAGGATCTATGCTACCTTCTTCATAAAGCCAACGCAGAGATGAACCTAATGAAGCATTGTGTACCATGATCTGATGAGATTTATTTATCTCCTGCTGCTTACCTATTAAAGGAGCAACTGCAGATAAGGGAAAAGGTGTTCCAGTCCATTTGTAGTGGAAAGGAATTATAGGATATTCTGTTACATTTTCAGGAAAAACAGTTTCATAAAGAAACTTTTCTCCTACAACTATAGTTTGTCTTACCCTAGTTCCATAGAATTGTATCACATCAACTACAGTTTGAGCAAACAACTTATCCTTAATTATTATATTAAACTCTTTCTCAGATATAATTTTATTTTCAACTTTAGAAACTTCTGACTGCAGCTTACTTGTATATTCCTGTTCTGCAACTTGTAACTGTTGCTGCATTTGTTCTTGAGCCTTTTGCATCTCTAATTGATATCTCTCAGGTATCATTTCGCCTGATTGAACTGCCTGCTGCATCTTCTGATCTTGTTCCATTAATTGAACCTGCATTTCAGCCTGCATCTCTTTCATCTTTACCTGAACTTGCTGTTGTATAGCTTTTAATTGTTCTTGATCAGGAGGTATACTATAAAATACATTTATATATGATATCTTGATTTTTTCATAAAGCTCAAACAATTCAAGGGTTATTTCATGCTCTCCTGAACTATCAATACCTGCATCCTCAGCATTAACATCATTTCTAAGAAATAATTTTTGTTCTCTATCCGATACAGATCTTTCTGATAAAGATATATCTGTTTCTAATGAAGATGCATTCGATATTTTCCTTTTATATTTTGGATAGAGTTTCATTAAATGACTCTTTGGTAGAACTTTTCTACACAAAATAAATGATGCATCTCTGAACATTATATCTCTTGATTTAGGATCAACATATATATCAAAAGGTTCAGGCTGTTTTAGTATGATCTCACCCATACCATTATCTTGGTCTGGATCAACACTGACCATTATATATCCTACTGACTTAGTAATAGCATCATTAATAGCATTAGAATACAAAGTAGCTCCATCAGATAAACCCCATATATAATCTGCAAGATCTGAGAAAACTGCAGCTACATCAGAATCACTCCCCTCCACACCAACTGCCTGCCATCTAGGATTATTAGCAGTTGCATAGAAATTCAACATTTCTACTACTGGAAGTATCCTATTAATTGTAAAGGTAGGCATACCCTGTTCTTTTAGATTCGTCTTTTCTATCTGGGATAACTGTTCATCGTGAGCAAATTCATATCCCTTTTGATTTACATACTCCCACTGATTTCGTGTCCAGTTATTAGCTAAATCATATAACTGTCTAATTTGGTCAGCTTTCTTTTTTCTAGCCATTATTTACCTTCCTTCCAATCACTCAACTGGTAAAACATTCTTTTTTCAGTATCATACATAGCATTCTCTGAACTCCCATCAGGCTTAACTACATAAATACTAAGCATTCCTTTATCTTTGTCACCTAAAGTCCTATGCGAAGCATCAAAACTACCCCTCATATGTTTAGATGCCTCTGTGCCTCTATATGTTCTTTTACGTTGTGAACCTTCTAGCATCTTATTTATATCATTCAAATCCATATCTATAAATACATCAGACCCGTCTGCCTGTCTATACCTTAAATATCCTCCAGTATTTCTTCCTTCACTATCAACTTGTCTATATATATTATTTACATCAAAAGGAATTTCTACCATATTAACTTTATCAGGATTGTCCGAATGAGTATCTACTTTTATTTTCATAGATTTAGGAAAGTGTTTTATAGTCACTTTCTCAATTTTTCCCCCTCCATAATTATAAATCTTGTCTTCTACCTTTACTCTTGATTCAAATTTTGTACCACGATAATCAGAATCTGTTTTCTTTAAGTATGATCCACCCTCTCCACTAGGATTATTGCCGATATACGATTCACCACTATCTGATGCTATCGCAGGAAGCTGTATGCCTCTTCCTGTTGTTGCTTGATATATACTGTCAGGCCCAAAATCAATATTTTTTTGAGCATCCTGCATGAGATTCCAAACCCTATCATTAATGTCATTCATTATTTACCTTCTTTATACTTATTCCTTAAGCTACAACCCAATCCCTTGGCTTGGGTCTCTTTTTATACCAATTACCTTCCTTATCCTGACCTGCTGTCATAGGAGGACTGGCAAACTTACAAGCATATGCTAATGCATCTATTGTGTCATCATGAGCCATTCTTGGTCCAAAAGTAATAATTTCTCTATGAAGATCGTAATGCTCTTTCTTAATATGTATTTGTCCTATAGAAAATCTTTGGGCTAATATCTCCTGAATTCTGTCTCTTTTAGACATCCGTGTACCTGGCTTTTCTGCCTTATACCCAATAGAAAATTCATTTCTTCTTCTCATCTCTGCATTCAGTGTCTGGAAT